GTCCTCGTAATCATAAGCAACCTTCACGCGCAAAGTGTGAGGAGATGCCCATTCGCCGACCAGACTGACGCGATAAACGCGTTGATAGCCTGCTATACCGGCAAGATTCATCCAACCTGTTTCCGCCTTGAACCTGATCGCCTTCCCCGAATCACGGAAGAGCGACTTGTCCTCGACGGCACACTCACCAGTTGTTCTTAGAAAAACAAATCTGTTCTGCCATATCAGTCCATCGTTTGCGTCGTAGTTTTCAAAAACCGACCACTGATTGCGCTTATAGTCCCACGTCAGGCATGGACCATCCGAGTGAAGAAATCGAACCTGATCGTCGTCAGGCGTCAGGACAGTTGCCGTGACGTTACGAGATACATAATCACGAACCTGATCGCCGACTGGAGATAATTGGAGGTTTGAGGAAAGGAGCATGAATCCCTTTGCCGACTTGAATGCGACGCCTCCAGGAACACGCGACAAAGATTGCTGGTCGGTGCAGCCTGTGTCGGAGGCTATGATCTGAGGACGAGGGAAAAATCCACCCAGACCTAGATCGTTTGGACCTTCCCCATACGTAATGTAAATGCGGTCGCGTTTAAGGAATGCCAGCTTGTCTTCAAGAACAGCAATGCCTGATAGGAGACCTCCCTCGGCATCGAGGTTCCCAGTGAACTCTCCTGCGAACTCCACTGGCGTTCCTGCCGACCATACCTTCGAGTAGGCATAGGACGTAGGATCTTCAAGCCCTGCGAGGAAAATACGATTCTGCCACACAGCGATAAATCGAGCGGCAGGAGCTGGCATATTCTCCAAGACACCACCGCTTGTATACAGTATCTCGTTCGCAAAGATCGATGCGTCGGGTGTCGAATCTACGACGAATACTGTATCGGCTCCTGGGTCATTATAGGTTGGTGTGGCGATAGATGAAACACGATAAAAGACGCCTGTCTGTCCTGAGGCGGTGCGATAGAGAGCGATCGATACAGGTGATCGATTGCCTTTTTTCTCGGTGAGGCGTAATGTTGGGATCGTAACTTTCACGTTACTTGATGCACCAAGCGTCACACTCAAGGGAATCGATGGTGACGACCGATGGAGCTGGCCTTTCGCATCGGTCCACTCATAGACCGCACAGTATAGGTAGGTGCCAGCCGGTATCGATCCAGTCGAAGTCGTGTGGGTCAGATTCTCGGGGATCGTGTGGGTCAGATTCTCGGGGAATAAGTGAAAACCATGCTCCACGACCGACACGCCGTCGTACATAGACAAAATCCCACCGACGATATGAAGGTTGTTTCCGATCTCAACCGCAGCAAAGGCATTGGCATCCGAAGTGTCGATTGAAGTCATCGACACGCCCGTGAGCGAGAAGAGATTTCCGTCGCGCGATTGGAGCTGAGTCTTATTTATAATCGACCAGCTTGCAACCGATCCCGTCACGGACACGGTTGGAAGCTGATTCGCCGCGACAATACCACCTGCCGTCCCTGGCTGGTGCTTTGACACAACTATGCCGTCGTTGCCGACTACAAAGAAAGTAGATTGGAGTGTCGAATCATGAACAACAGCCACCATGAGGCTGCTGCGGTCAGGTGCAAAGAAAGGCTTCGATGCAAGTCCCACTCCTCGCAGCCACACGGCGGCAGGGATCGATATCACGCCACCCGTTCCAACGACCACCTTCCGTATTAGGTGCCGATGAGTCGCGGCGTTGGTCTTTTCAATGAACACTGTCCAGACGATTTCAAATCCGTTTATAGCGATATTTTGAACAGAACCTGTGTCCGTGTCGATCGTTTGTGCGGGCAATGAAAGAACTAGGCTAATATCGTATTGGATCAGGCGCGTGCCTGTGCCTGCTACGAAGTAGACAACCCCGATGCGGATAGGTTGTCCTGTCCGTGTCTCGATCAAGGCGAGTGTGACGCGCGTCGCTGTCTCTGCAATGGTGACATCAGGCAAAGGTGTCGTTGCAATAACGCCGTCCCTCGCGATGACACGAACATCTGACGATCTGGCGTAGGCGATATAGAATCGGCTGTCGGAATACGCCACAACGTCGTATAAACCAGCAGTCGTGAGATCGGTGGCTACAGAAAATATCGTACCATCGCTCGAAGCGGGGTTAATTCGCCTCACAATCAATTGGGTGCCGAAGGTGAAGAAAATATATAGCCAGCCGCCCATCGCGCAGCAGCGGACGTTCTTGCCGCTCGGCGTTCCATTCGAAACAAGTTGGTCATTAACGACGTAAGCACCTGTGTTAGCGTCAATTAGGCTGTATCTAACTTCGCTTCCGACACCTGCTTCTTGCCATGCATGCACCTCCATGCCGTAGGCGATGACCGAATCAGCTTGGATCTGAGCTGTCGTCTTTCTCGTAATCTGCCGGGAAGCAACAGCGACTGAATAACAGGTTCCCCGATCGGACCATCGACTCTGTCCCTGCGAGTAGCTAAAAAGTTTGTTGCCTGCTTTCTGCAATAGCTCCGGTCCAAAGGTAGAGAGCGCTTCACCTGCTGCCATACCTGCATCCGACTTGATCGTCGTCGAGCCGTAGCGTTTGGCGAGCTCGCCATCGCGCCTTAGAACACCATTTTGGATCATGGTGAAGCGGCCAGACATAACCTTGGGGTCGGTGTTGGTGTCAATGCCCTGAGCGAATGAAATGTCGATGATCTGCTTGTCAAGTGCCATTTGTAACTCACACGTAGGTGTACCAGCGGCTTATTCCATCAGATATGAGCCTGAGAGTTCCATGACCCCAGTCGAGAGGGTACGTTGTGAGCACATCTCCGTTGATTCGATCGCTTCCTGTGACGTTTATGTTTATGCGGAAGGCATTCGCGTCACCTGCGATATCGCGAAAAATGATATGAAGGACACCGACAGTGGAGATCAGAGGAAGAGTAACTGTTTTAATTACGCCAGGAAGATTATAGCCAATGACTGTGTTTCTGTCGGAATTTACAACTGTATAGGTTGGTGTCGTAACAGTCTTCCAGCCAATCTCTCCGCTCAAAAATTGCTGGTTGCCGTTTGTGATCTGAATCGAAGATCCAAAGGAGTTTTTGTAGTATAGGTTAAAGTTTTGAACGAAAAATCCGTTCGTAAATGCGACGTCTGCCGCTTGATTCTGAAAGGACAGCGCTTTAACTTCTGTGATCCGCTGGTTGTTGACCTCAAAGTCACCATTGATATTCAGTGCCGACTGATTGAGCTGCACGCCATCACCGGGCGTGTGATCATGCGCATCGATTTTGTCGATAATGGCATTGATCTGATCGGCCCAAGCTGGACCAAGCGTGCTCATAGGAGTTGGCTTTTCGAGGAGCATGTTTGGAGTTGTCATCAGAACACCCATACGTTGAAGGTTCTCGTTCCGCCGCCGCTATAGTTTGGTCTGAGAATGATTTGCCTATCTGGAAATGGATTCGTCGTTTGGCTTGAATAAAGCATCATCGCGCCATTTGCTGATGTCAGGACGTAGCCACGCGTCAGACGACCAAGCTCGTGATAGACATAGACATCCGTATCGGTCACACTCGCCGTCAGTCCTGAGATGAGTGAGCCATTGAGGATTGGTAAAGAGGAAATGCGTTGCAACGTCTCATCGAGCTGCAATTGCATCGCTAAGAGTTCCTTGTCGTCAGTCGACACACGACGCAGGCCCGAGAATGGTTTGCTAGGAAGCTGCATCAGTACCCCAAAATCGAAAAGCGGTAGTCAAACCGCTGAACGTCAGCAATCTTTTTAGGCTCGCCAGCATCGCGGTTGGCTGCCATCTCTTCGATCCTTCGGACGATATCGCCCTTCAGCGCCATGAGCCCTGTGGCGTCTGACTCTTCTTTCATCAGTGCCTTGATCGCGATCGTATAGTGAAGGAAGGTCTCCCAACCATCGATCCCTACGATCTGTGCATCGAAGTTTGTGATCCTTGTGGGACGAGGAATGTACCACATCGTATAGTCGCCAGGAGCATTTTCGATCGGCCTCAAAATGAGCTGCGAACCGATGATGCAGTAGCGCACCCTAGGGTAGACACCATCTACAAAGGCAGACACGTCAACCGAGTTCCTCTCTGCAAATGGAAAGGACCGAACGGACTTGCCGTCCCGGTCCAATCCTCGAAGCTTATAAAAGGCTGAAGGCAAGGGCATTACCGAATCGCCGGAGGGAACATCAATCAACTGAGATGTGACGTAGTAGTCTTCAAACTTCGAAACGAGCAAGTCGTATAGCTCGAAGTAAGCATCGTTGAGCCAGCTGCGCCACGTGTACAGGCCGATGAAGTTACTGTTGACCATGTCAGCCAGTTCTTTGGCCTGGGTTATAATCTCAGTCCCGGTCGTCATAATCCTCTCCTGAACACAGCTCCATGAAGGTTTCAAGTGCCGCTTGAATCCCTTCTGGATCTCGGTGCTCGATCGCACTTAAAAGCCGCTGCACGGCAGCTTTCTTTGCTGTACCTGTTTCCTGCCTCACAGAGTCGTTTTCACCCATAGGCATATAGCCAGTGCCACCCGATTCCGTGCCGCCTGACATCTTGCCGAGAATGATCCCGACCGTGTGCTTTTTATCTCTATTCATGAGAATGGGCATAGCCGACCTCACCAAGCGGTCGAGTTTTTGAGAGTCAGCTCGACATATACTCTGGTGCCTGTCGGTGCGTCGGTATCCGCTGGCGATGCTGCAGCACTTGCAAGCTGAATAAAAAGCTGTGGAACCGCCGCTCCTACGTCCACACCACGAACAAACGTGACGACACCGCCCGATCCATACGCGGCATCGGCTGGTCCCTCGACTTGAATGCTGTAGCCAAGAAGAGCGTTGTATTTATCTTGCAGAGCAATCGTATATCGACCGACCTTAGCCGCTGTCTTGGTGACAGTAAATCCCTTCGTTGATGACGCTGTAATGGCTCCCGCTGCACCGATCGTAAAGACTCCGAAGAGCTTCACAACTCCTGCCTCGATCGCACCCCCGAAGGGTTTGAAAATTCGATTTGCCATTGTCTTCCTCTTTTTGAAATGAGAGGGAAAGGCTCAGAGCCCTTCCCTCACGGAGTTTCTGTCGCTTTCGCGATCTTTCGTCAGGAGTAACCTCGACCTCAAACCGTGAGATTTATATTCCAACCGGGCGCGCGGCAGCTTACCTGCATATAGCCGCCGTAGCGAACTTCGACTCCATCGGCGTCGCCTTGGCGCAACATGGTGTTGCCGTCGGTGTCGATAACGCGAACGGCTTTGCCGAGCGAATTGAGACGCCAAGTGTTCAGAGTAAGTCCATAGACCTTATTCGCTGGGCAGTTGCGGTCTGGAATGACCTTGATCGGTCCACGCTGGCCCATGATCTCGATACCACGGAAGCCCACTTGAGCGTTCACGCGTAGGTCAACGTACTGAACCTTAGAGCCAAGCGCCTTCTCGAGAGCGACCCAAGTCTTATAGGTGCAGAAATAGTGGTCGATGTTTCCGCCTTCGCGATTCACGAGAGCAGCACCTTCGAGCAGTCCTTCCTCGATCGGGAATGCCGATACGTTCCGACGAAGGCCAGCCATACGAGTGATGTCAACAGAGCGATTCACGCCAAAGAAGTTGTCCGCGCCACCTGGTGCGACAGAAGGAATCCAAGCCTCGACTCCTGACAGTGTGAGGAGTGACGTGCCGCCCGACTCATTTCTATCACCACGAACAAAGAGGAAATCGTTGGCTGCCAAGGTGGGAATACCGTTAGCTGCGTCGGTTACGTTCCAACCGAAGGTCAGCGTTCCAGCGATGCGATCGATACCAGTGATGATAATACCATTGCCAGATGAACCAACCGCACGGATCGCGCCTGTTGTTTCAGCGGCTGCGCCGACAAGCTCCATGCCGACTTCAAAGTTCACGACCGAGTCTGGATCAGAGAGCGTGATGTTTGTCGTAGCGATCGAACCGACTACACCGCGAGCACCTGAGCCATTGCCGTATAGCTGCACGGCAATCGAGTTGGTCAGCTCTCGGATCGTTCCGTCGATCTCAGTGGTCGCGGCTTCCATAAAGGCGTTGGCGTCGCCTTTGGATGCTTCCAAAGTCTCGTTATCGATCGTCGCAATACCGTAGTTTTTGATACGAGTGATGATGAAGTCGTCCAGGCGAGAGTTTGTTATCTTACCGCGCTTTTGCGCTTGCGCGAACGTCGCCGAACGTCCTTGTGGGTTTCCGTAGATCACTGGGATCGGCATATTCCGACCTCCAAAGTTTTCATACTTAGGCATGAGAGCGAAAAGAGGATTGTCCATGTAGGTCATATTTTCTACGCGCTCGTTTGTGTAATGAACCTTGAGCGCTGCGTCGAACGATTGCATGTCTAAGCCCATGGGCCGTCTCCAAGAGTGAAGCGGCCCATGATTTTAGGCCGCTAGTTCCAACGTATGAGAGCAGCCGCCTGACGCTTCGATTCCTCATCGGATAGATAAGAAGATCGCGTCGTTGCTGGCGCTGCCGTGCCTTGATTTGTCAGTGTGAAGCTTGGTGCGACGGGTTCTTGTTGCCGCTGGGCTGCCTTGTCGTCAGGCTGTTCGACTTTCGGGGGAGGCGCGAACTTCCTGAGGCTTAAGATTGGTTTGGCCTGTTCGGTGAGATAGTCTTCGACATGCTGACACGCTACATCTAAGTCTAAGAGCTCGCCCGACTGGTTCCAGTGTTCCTCGATAACTTGCAGGACAAGGTCATCGCCACCTGGGGTAACACCGATTAGCTCGTAGCTGTCGCTCTTCTCTCTTACGTGCGACTGGATCTGAGCCTTAAAGCCATCGATGACTGCCTCATGCCGCGCGGCCTCCTGAGCAGTTTTTTCGTCCTCGCGCGCCTTACGGTCTGCGTCGATCTGCTCCTTGAGGAGCCGTAATTCCTGCTCAGTTGTCGGTTTGGTGTCATTAAGATAGTAGTCCGTCAAATCTTTATAGGTCAACCCCAAACTTTCCAGAAGGGCGTGGGGGTTCGTGCGCGCGTTTTTCTTCGCCTCCTCGTAAGCGTTATAGGCTTGAATCTTGGCCTGGTACTCGTCTTGCTGCCTTTTAAAAGCCTGCTGCTCCTGAACGAGCTTTCTCTGCTGCCTCTGAAGCGTGGCGAACCTTTGCGCCCACTCGCCTGGATCACTCTCCGGCTTTGCCTGTGGAGCTTCAGGCGCTTGAGACTGAGACGCTGGTGCATCTGCGGACGCTGGTGCTGACGGTGCTACTGGTGCGGCTTCGATCGTCATGCAGTGACTCCCTTATTGCATCGGTAAAAGATCAGACATAGGCAGTGCTTCTGGCTGTCCTAATGGCATAGACCCATCAAGCGGCATATTCGGATCAACCGCACCTGCGGCCATCATGGGGTCCATCATCATGCCTTGCGCTTGCTGTGCCTGCTCGTCGATCAAAGCATCACAGTCGGCCATGAACCCAAGGATAAGATCAAGGCGCGACTGGGGAACGTCATCGACACGGCACTTGAGGTAGAAATGCTGCGCGAGACTCTTCGCCATCTCCAGGTTCATGTAGGGTTCTGGACTTTCGTAGGTTCCCGTCTCGACGATCTTGCCAAGAATCTTGAGGACGATATCGCGCGGCGCGAGCTTCATGCTCGTGACCGACTCGACGTCTGGGAAGTCCAGGAGCTGCATGCCTTCGTCTCGATCGATCATGCCTGCTTGCACCATCTCTTGAGTTTTTTGAAGTTTGCCTTCTGGTGTGCTAGGGAGGAGGTTCGTAGGGAAGAGGCGCATTGTGTATTCGTCGATGTCCATACGGACGTCTTTCCAACTAATCCGCTGCATGCCCTTCTTACCTTCGACCTTGACCGCTAGCCTCGAATCTTTCGCGTATAGCTCCTCGTTCAGATCGACGATCATATCTGCGGCCGTAAGGTACATTTCGTCGTACTTCTGCGAAGTCCATTTGAACCGATCGGACTCGACGTTCTGCATGGTTCTGAGAGCGACACCTGAATCGAGCCCAGCAGGCTTGAGAGATGCTGCCGAGAGCTGGCTGATGCCGGGTATTTCGTAAGCCTTTTGAATGAGCCGCTCGAAGTGTTGGTAGTATTCGGCAGGCATGGCGTTGGGAGAGTTAAAGATAGGCGCAGATCCAGCATAAAACTTGATGCCGCCTATCTCGTTATCGAGATGAGAGACGACCGTCTTCGAGGCGATATCAAGCCAGACTTGTGGCACCGAGACGAGATGCTGAGCAATGGCAATTGTGCGCAGCATCTTGTTTATCTCGAGCTGGATGCCGACGATCTCCTCGGCGAGAGAGCGACCGTAGAACCCGAGCATCCTGTCAGTATAGCGTAGGAAGAGAAAGGGGAACCACTGCCGCTGCCAGGGTTCTTCGTATAACGTTGCGTTGTTAATTGTTATACAGTGTATGCCGTCTGTTGCACCCTTGTATGATGGAAGGTGCCACGACTCATGGACGAGGATCATATCCGCCTGCTGGCGCGTTTGAACCGAAGGATCAACTCCCGACGGGCAGTCATCGATAAGCTCTTCCATCCCCGGGAACATGCCTTTCACTACGTCGCGGTTGATGAACCGGCATTGGTGGAGCTGCCTCGGCTGTCCGTATATCGCCTCTGTTTCATCGACGATGATCTCGTCGATAATCACACGATCGATGGCAATCTTGCCGGTTGAGTTATGGAGCTTAAGAACGCCTGTACCCATGACGCACGCATCTCTGAGTGCCAGGCGACCTTCCTTCCACATGCCGATCTCGTTATACAGACCTTCGAGATAATCGGTCAGGTGCTTTGCTCTCTGTTGCTTTACCCAGTTGCCGTTTTCGGTAATCGCCATAGGCTTGGGTTTAACCGTCCCTAGACGCGATACGAGCGTGTCCACACAAGACTTGATGACGTTGACAGTCAGGCGTTTGGCTTGCGCCTGTTGGCTCACGGTTGAGGTATAAAGACCAGCTCCAAAGCCGTGAATATCCTCGTTCTCATATAGTTGAGCCATGAATAGGTTCCGGTTGTGGCGGACCGTCTGCGCCTGCTTGATCCTTTTCACGATCGATGTGATGTGAGTGTGCTTATCTCCTGGAGGCTCAAGCCACCATCGGTCGCGTATCATCGCTGTGGTGTCGGCTGAATTGTAGTGGACGACTCGTGTGCTCATACCTTAAGCCCCGCATATGGGTTCATGAGGACATCCTCGTCAGTTATAGAGCGCACCGGAACAGCTGCTGCTGCCTTTCCCCTCGCTTTAATAACGAGGTTTTCAACCTGAACTTCTGCGATGTCATTGTCGTTCATGTATCGCATAATTGTTTCGATGTCCGCCAAAGTTTCGATCAGCTTCATCACCACTCCCTTTCCCAGAAAGATCGTCCATTCGAAATCTTCAAAAACTGCGATTGATTATCCACCCACCTTTCGACCTTCTCCTCAACGGTAGGCACGACAGGCTTCACAGGTGGCTCATAAAGGTACTGATACTGTCGTCGCCATATATATAGGGCCGCGTCTGCCAAGTGATTCGGACAGTTTGGGTGCTCTTCTTTCTTATGTGGATTCTTATCGTCCCAAATTAGGTTCGACCACTCGGTCGCAAGCAGCTCGCCTGCCTCACCTACGACCTTGATGTTTCCCTCGATCATCTCCGAGTTCATGATCTCGATAAACTCGGCCTTACCCGTCTTGTCCGCAGATATAAGCGGCACGCGGTATCTGAGGCGCATCTCTTCCACCGCCTGCTTATTCGCGCCATCGATGACGATGGAATAGATCTCGTACTTTGAGCGGTAGTAGTTTATCCGCTCGACCACGTCTGAAATGATCATCTTTGAGCGCTTATAGGGTTCGACGAAGTAAAGGCACTTGGAGGTCTGATTGTACGCGGACACAACAAAGGCAGACTCGTCCTCGAAGCCAAGGTCAACGCCGAGTCCGTAAACGTATTGCCCAGGCGGCAGCTGCGAGATCCAGTTCCGATCGCGCAGATACTTATAGACGAGTCGGCTATTGTCGATGACCCACTTTCCGCGATACATGCGCTGAAACATAGGCGTCTCTTCGATCCTTGGGTTCGACGCCTGCAAGGATTCGATCTCGATCGTCCACTGCCGGAGCATGTAGGGGTTATCGTAGGTCGTCCATTCGTGCACCGACCAGTCTGGCCTTCGCGGTATGTTGTCCTGACGAGTGACTTCGTAGAAGAGGCCCGACGTCAGGTCCTCTGGCGTTCCTGTGAGGCAGATCGTTCCGAGATAGTCAGCCGTGGCAGGGCCAAGGATCTCGTAGACAAGTTTGACGAGGTCGATCCGAAACGAACCGGCCTCGTCAATAATCACTTCGGCATATTTGCCACCCAGGAGTTTCTTCATTTCTTCTTTGTCCACGTCCATCCCTAGACAGTAGATCCTAGAACGGTTTGGAAAGCGCATCTCGAGCCGCGTTTCATTCGCCTTGTGCGGCAGCTTATAGCGATGAATGAGAGGCTTCAGGGCGTCCTCCCAGAATATCCTTCGGCAGCTATCGCGTGTGAGACCCACATATAGAACGGCGACTCCATCCTGTCTCAAGCACCTTTGCACGAGCCTTCGAGCCACGCCTTCCGTCTTGCCTGCACGCCGTGTGCAGAGCGCCGCGACCTTCCTCGCTTTGTCGGTGATGAAGGACGCCTGTGCCGGGAACTTTGGATCGATCATCGTGACAGCTTTGGCAGCTGCTCGTTTTTTTGTCTCCTCGATGATGAGCAGCGCATCCTCGATCGAGTTAACCTGGAGACCCTTGAGCTGCTCCTGCATTCTTTCCAGCACCTTTCGACGTCGCTATCTGCGCGACTGTCTCGAAGTATATGGTGTTGAATATCGTCGAATAGGTCGTTGATCCTTGCTTATCAACCACCTGGATGATGTTTCCCCCCGGCATCACTTCGAGGTCAAATCCCTTCTCCACGTGAAAAAACGTTTCACTGGGATGCTGCGTGCCGACTCGAATGGGGTTTGCAAGCTTCAAGCTTTTGAGCTTCATTGTTTTCACTCCTGTTTCTGTTGATCAAAAGGAAAGGGTTATAAACGATTCCATGTTTGCGCAGTCGCAGAGCGTGAATGGTCGAATGATCAGTGATCATCGGAAGGTCTTTGTCGGTATGGATTTTCAACCGCACCATGTCTATCATGGCGTTGGCGATACCGAAGTTCTGGAACGGTCGCTTCACATATACATAATGGATCAAGGCAACACCATCGATCTTCTCGAAAACGATATATCCATAGATGACGTCTGGATCTTCGCGATCACACGCAGCCAGAATTCGACTGTAGGGCAGAAGGCGATTGACAACTCGTGTTTGTTCTTTTGCTCCAAGACCCTTCGGGACGCCTTTACAAAGGTTGCTCTCGGCGACAAACGAAGCGATCCAAGACGAAGCTACGAAAGCAAGGTCGCCTGTCCACTCGATGATAGTCAGCCGCTCGGCGATTTTTTCATGCATCGTCGTCCTCAAGGTCAATGACTGTTTGTCCTGCCTCTGCCAAAGTCTTATAGTGTTCCGCGAGTATCGCGACGGCCCTCTCGTTTGCTCTAAGTAGCTCTCCATCAGAAGCTCCAGCGACCTGTTCGATACGCAGCGCGACCGGCTGCACTTGCGGAGGAAGACGGCAACCAGCACGCTCCAGAACGAAGTTAGCCCGGACAACGTCAGCATGTTGAACGGCTCTCCATATCATCATCGCGAGCATTTTCTCGATCATTTTTGTGTCTGGTGACTCGAGCCTCGACTGAAGCTCCTTCTGATCCATTTGCAGGAGCTTATGGAGTTTTCGATCGACGTCGTGGCTTGTGATGCGCCTTAGCTCGCGAACGTCCTTTGGGACTTTGGTCCCGGTCGGGTTTCTAATCTCTCCCAGCTTAGGCGGGCGCAGGTTTGCCCAGCCTTTGTTTATTTTAGGCGTGTTTTCACCCTCACTCATACTGCGTCGCCTTATCCTGATTTGGGGTGTCAATGGTTTTTTGGCGTGCCTGCTGAAAGAATAGCAGATTGCTCGACATTTGGTCGATAAATTTGTTCATATATATATTTTTGGTGTTATTTTGTAGCAGATCGAGGCTAGATCGAGGCGAACAAAGTTATGCTTTATCTTTTACACTGTCACGGTATTGCCGTATGACATGGTCAACAGTGAGCCCATTACGAATCATGAAACTCATGTCATCGGGTGGAATGTGAGCGTACAGCTGATTTGGTCTTACGTGTACCATGCCTCGCATAATGAGCCAGCGGATAATGGTCGCTGTCCCTATGAGAGGCTCGTCAAGCTCGATCACTCGTTCGTTGATTTTCTCGATAATATGTTTCGGCACGAGAAGACCGATGCGAACTATTTTTTCGGCTAAGTGAGATCGCCCCGGACTGCCTTCGTTATCCTTTGCATAGGCTAACAGAGTCGCTGTATCAGCTCTTTGAATTTCCAACTCTTGCTCTGCAAGCAAGACTCGGCACACTGCGGCAATGCCGTAAGGCTTAAGGCGAAGAGGATCAATGAATTGCTCGCTCAATCCATAAACTTTTTCTCTTACATCGGCAGGAAAAGTCACTGTAATAGGAACAAGGGGAAATTGTGTAAGCGGTTTTCTGCCACCTGCGTCGTAAGTAAACCGCCGGTTGGAATCGGCAATCGTTCGTCCTGGTTTCTTGCGACTAGGGCGTGTTGTTTTGACCATACGTTCTCCAGGCAAAATAATTGCAATAAAAGAACCCAAAAAATTTCTTTCTCCTCGCACTTATAGAATGCGAAAAAATATAAAACTATATTTTGTACATAAATGGTGCTGCATGGCTGATTTAGTTTACGAAATTCAAGGAAGATTCATCGTGAGATCGATCACATGTATTTTTTCCACGATCGAGGAAATAAAGGATTTTGAATCAAGCTCTCACTTCATTGACTGCCATAGTGACCACCTAGAAGACTGCGACCGGAAGTGAACAGGTTCTGCATCAACCGCCACAAAAAGTCTCGTGATCATTTAACAGATGTTTTTTGTCTGCCGATTCGGTCTGGCAGAGTCAGACCATTCCGCTATATCTAGCGTTTCCACATCACGCTGTATAACAGAGTATAACACATGCTATCATTTGTTAGTCTATTGTATGCTGAATGGAGATACAACCGATGCTGACGATATTTGCTGGACGAAAAGGCGGAAGCGGAAAGAGCACGCTGGCATGTAACCTTGCCCCTCTCATTGCTTCCTCGAATAAAAGTGTGTGCCTCGTTGACTACGATCCGCAGCGGACTGCGACCAAATGGGGTGAGTACCGCACAGAGGCAGAGGGACTTGCCGAGGTTTCGGTGATCGATGCCTTTCGGGGTGACTTCAGCCTAAAGGGTGCTCTCGAATCGTTCGACCACGTCCTGGTCGATGTCGCTGGCAGTGATAACGAGATGAATCGAGCTCTGATCGCAGAGGCGTGCCGATATAACGTCCCTATCAAGATGGTGATACCAGTCAAGCCATCACAGCCTGATCTCGATACCCTCTCATACGTGGTCGAGGAATTGATTGAGCGCATCCGAGCGATCCGACCTGACGTCTCCATTCACTTCGTCCTGAATGAGTCACCGACGACGACTAAGCGTGAACGTGAAGAGGCGCTCCAATACTTCAAGGCGCTCGGACTCGAACCTATCCCTACCTCTCTCCACTCTCGGAAAGCATTCCGCGATTCGATGGCCTTTGGAAAGTCTGCCGCTGAAATGGCTGATCAAAAAGCTGCCGAAGAGATCAGATCGGTATACACTGATATATACTCGAATACAGACGTTATACAATGATAGACAGGAGTATAACATGCCTCAGATTCCGCAGAACCTTAAAAAGCGCCAAGTTGATACGATCGAGTTCAATCAGGTTCAGAAAGACAATGAAGCGCTGATCCGTTCTGGCGCCAATGCCGACGCCCTGCCGCAGACCGAACAGAAGACCGAACAGAAAAGGCGAAAAGGCGGAAACGATAGTCCACTCCTCGTGGTCAGGGTACACCCAGACACGCTCGCTCTCCTGAAAAGCACCGCACGAGTCCGGCGGAAAAGGATGAGTGAGCTGGTCCGATCTCTTCTCGACAAAGGCATGGAACAAGAAGGATTGATCTATGAACGATAGAAACGTGACCCGGGCAATTGACGTGCTTTTGGAACAACTGCCCAGGCTCAAGCGAGAGTTCTGGATAGAGCACGGTGAGGAAGCAAACACCGAGCTTGCTGCACTCAGCGGAGGAGAGAGGCGTGTCTATGAGGCTGCCCTGAGCCTGTGGGATGGGAGTCGGGACGTGAACCTTCGAGACTTTTTAGGCGGCTGCGACAAGCGAGTAATCTCAGCATTCATTCAAGCCATTGAAATTGCCTCGAAAGAAGATTGAAGCACTGCACCATCGAACACCCTGTTGGCGATCGTAGT